TTGTGCGCGTGAAATTGCCATGGTTTACTCCTTAGATGCCGACGGCGTTGGTATAGGCGTGAGCGCCGGGGTTGAACTTCACCAACACTTCAGTGTAGGTATCGGTCAGCGGGGAAGCAAAACCGATGATCTTGAAGGCGGCAGCCGTGGTAACAACGGTGGACTCCAACGCGCTGGTCGAGTTACCAGTGGTAGTCGAACCAGTGCTGGTGCTCTGAACAGCAGCGAAGAAGGTGTTTGCACCAAGAGCAGCTTGGGTGACTTGGCCATCCAGCTGAGCTACGAACGTCACGTTGGGGTCAGTGATGACATACGCGGTAACCACGCCGGTGGTGCCGGAGGGGTAGTACTGAGCGTAAATCTGCTGGCCTTGCGCGTTGATGTAGGAACAGCCAACGAACACACCCCAAGCGCCAAGCGAGCTGCCGCCGAGGTTGTTGGTTGTCAGATCCGCACCAGTAGCGGTAGACAGAGCGATGTAGCCGTTGGCATCAATAATGACGACTTGGCCGTTGAAAAGGTTGGTGCCAGCGCCTGAAGTGGGGTTGATCAGGAACTGACTCGTAGCGCCAGCATAGGGCATGCCGTCGTTACGGTTTACGGCGCGTAGGCCGTAGGGGGCATTTGTGTTTGCCATTTAGAAACTCCTTGTTACTTTGAACCAGAACCAAACCCGTTTCCGCGACTGGACGAGGACTTGCGGTCCGAGAACAGAGGCATGCGCGGGTCATTGTTTCGCATGAAGTGGTTGTCCACTGAGTTCATCTGATCCGACGCTTGCTTGGAGTAGTACTCATCGCGGGCACGGGCTTGTTCAACGGACATCTTGCAGAGCATGAGGCCGCCGATTTCCACGTTTCCGGTCTTTTCATTACCAAGCAGCATAAGTTCAGGATGATCAACTGCCTTCACCGGTTCCCACCCTTCGCGCATCTTGCGACTCACGTTGGTAGGTTCAGCCTGGCCCAGGATGTGCGTCGCTACCCAGCGATACAAATACCCAGGTTCGGGGGTCGGATCGGGCAAGTTTGTGGGCGGTACGTATACAGCCCGAGCGGTTTTTGCGCGTGACTCCAGGTCACGAGGGGTACGGTTTTCAGCCATTATTGATTCTCCAGTTTTAGAACTTCAGCCACATACTTCTTGGGGTCCAGGTTGTACTTTTTGATTAACGCAGCTTGTGACGGCGTTAGTTGTACTTTCTTCGCTCCAGTTGTGCGAGTCGCGGGTGCGACCACTGCGGCAGGTTTCCTTGCCGAAGTCTCAACCGTACGGGACGGCTCGTCTCTTTTACCACCGAAAACCTCGGGGAACGTTGACTTCACGCGAGCGTCTATCTGCTCGAAATACTCATCGGAGCGGGGATCTACCCCGTTGTTGACTAGCTTTTGATGCAGCCCTAGTGCGTAGCTGGTGATTTCCTCGAATCCCTGGGCGCCGAACCACTGGTTTTTTGCTTGCCAGCGCAAGGTCTTTTCGTCGGCTTGAACCCGTTGGGGTTGCGATGGAGTAGTTTGTACTACAGGTTCTTCGCGCTGTAAAGGGGGTGCCCGGAAATTTTTTGCGTTCTTGACTTCCCACGTGGCTTCAGCCAGGGCTTCCTGGGCGGCAACGATGGCGTCAGAGTCATATGACTCCTGGGCCGCCTTCAGCTCACGACGGGCTTTGTCCAACTTGGCTTCCGCCGCCTGGTTGGCCATGGTCATGTACTGCTGGGTGCCGGAGTCCACGTACGCCTTGAGGCGTTTGTTCTCCTCGATCATGTGCTGAGCAAGACGCTCAAGTTCCTCTTTCTCACGAGCCAGGGCTTCCTTGGCTCGGCGCTCGTCGTGGCGGGCATGGGTCAGCTCCTTGATACGCTTTTGCGCACCTTGGGTGTATGACTCAATCTCGTCGTCCGTTGGGTCCTCAACCTCACGGTCTAGGGGGCGACGGCCACGATCTCTCTCGGGAGTGTCGTCAACGATCTCGATCTCAACGTCGTCTCCTGCGACGGTGATCTCAACGTCATCCGCCGGGGCGGACTTCTTTTCTTCTTCCAGCTCGTCTGGAAACTTATATGCGTCGTTCATCTACCACTCCTTTAAGCGCGGGTAATCCCACGAGGATCTTGCACAACACACTCCACTTGATCGTCGTTGATCACGCGGAACTCTTTGCCAAAGATCTTGAAACGCGTACCGGTATAGGTACGAACAAGAATGAAGTCTCCCTCTTTACACCACGGGCCGGTGGGGAACCGTTCCGGGTCTTTGTAGGCAGACTCGCCCATGCGCAGAACAAACAACACCGTGGTGGCGTGCTCTTCTTGACGTAGGGTCGCAGCGTCTCGAACCAGGTCGAGACTTGTACCAGCGATCTTTTCATCGACCTCGGGCACGATACACAGCAGCTTGTGGCCAGCTGGGATTGGCAAGGCAGAAGCCTTGGTGTCAGCATCCGCGCCGTCTTCCGGTTGGTCGAGGGGCTGGATGTGGTTGGGCAACTGAATGCCCGGGGGCAAGGGAATTTCACTCATCTGCTTTTTCGACTTTCTCTGCAAGGTCAATGATGTAACGCTCTGCCATCGCCAGACCCTGGATGACGCCGCAGAGTTTTTGATACTGCTCAAAAGATTGACATGAACCACCCGCCAAGTCGTCCGCGTAGTTGTTCAGGTCGTTGCGTATTTGTTCGCGCAATACGCGTGCGAAGTCTTGGATCATTTAGTTGGCTTCTCCTTTGGTTGGTTTTTGTTCCGGTCATCCATGATGGCTTTCATGGCGTCCACGTTTAAGCGACGTGAGTCGATGTTTTGGCGCTGCAACAGCTGCGCAGCGGTGCGTTGCTTCTCGGCCTGCACTCTGGCAAGCGCCGACGAAGCGTCAATTTTCATCTTCTGCTCAGCAATCTGGGCATCCTGCGCCAACTTCTGTTGGGCGATCTGACCGTCCTGGGCCACCTTCTGCGCCTTGGTCTGGGCTTCCTGTTGGCGGATAGCCAGCTCTTGTTTCTGCATCTGGAGCACAGGGTCCTGGGCCTGCTGCTGGGCTTGCTGTTGTTGGGCCTGCGCCTGGTTCTGTTGCAGCACCTGCTGTGCTGCCTGGGCCATCATGCCCGACAGTGCAACCTCCACCTCGGGCGGTAGCTTCTCGTCTTCCGGGGGCAGGGGCATACCCAGCTGCTGCTCGATCTTCTGGCGGTAGCCAAACCCAACGTGCTCGGAGATGTGCGCTTGCATCGCTGCCTGCATCTGCGGGGCGCGGGGGTTTTGGCCGATCAACTGCATGATCAGGGGGTCCTGCATCGCGGCCATGTGTACCTTGATGTGCGCCTCGTGGTCCTGGTACATGAACGCCTTGACCGGCTCGCCCTTGAGAACCGCCATGTTCTCTGCCACCGGGTCGCGGGGCTTCTGGTCGTCGGGCAGGGGCACGAGCTTCTCAGCGTGTTTCACACCCAACACCTCCAGCATGCGACGGTGCAGCTGCGGCAAGTCGTAAATGTCCGGCGCCATCTGCGCCATCTGGATGACGGCTTGATATTGAACGACTCTTTGCGACATTGTGGCCGCGTTGGGGTCGCTCACCGGAATGATGTCGACCTGGGAGTAGTCTTCCTTGCGGGCCGTGCGACGGCCTTCTTCCGGCTGGTAGTCGTAGTCGGGGTCGGTGTAGTCCTCGATGATCTTCACCAGCAGCTTCAGTTCTTGCTTGAAGCTGTAGTGCAACCTGGCCTGGACCGCCGTCATGACCTTGAGCTGGCGCTCCAGAAGAGCCAGCGTTGTGCCCACCGGCGCCTGGGCGGACATGTCCGACACCTTCATGTCGGCTGTTGCGGCAAAGCGACGACCCTCGTCGACGATCGTGGTCAGCAGGTTGTACAGGGTGGCGCTCGGCTCCTTGTACGGTAGGGGCAAAATGCTGTCACGCAGCGCCCCAGAACTGATGTCTACGTCCCGCCACTCGCCCGGGGCAATCGGCGTGTCATCACCTTTAATCCGAAGCCCACGGGTTTTGAGTCCCCCGGGCAGGTTCGATAGGGTACCCGCATCCACCAGCTGGCGCATGATGGAGGTTGCAGACTTGGCAAACCCGCCAATGAGGTGGAAGAGTCCGAAGCCGTAGGCTCCGAAGCCGGGGATGTATTGGTAGTGGACGAAGTGCTGTCGCTTGAGCTTGAGGGGGTCTTCTTCTCGCCAGTTGCGTCGGATGGCCAGGACATCGTTCGATCCTTTTATAAGGGTTACTACGTATGGCAGCGCGATTCCCGTCTCTTCGCCGTCATCGTCCTCATCTTCGTCCCCCGGCAGCACCAAGTCAACATGGCACTCCAGCAGCACGTACCGATCGTCGTCGATGTCGCTAAAGCCTGTCTCTTTGTCCTTGGCTTTCTTGATGTCGTCCTGGCTGTGCGTGGGGTCCGGCAGCTCGATGTCGCGGTAGAACCCAGCTTGCTGGAGCTTGATGATCTCGTTCTTGGTCTTACGCATGACGTGCGTAAGCCGATAACAGTTGTCCAGGTCTGACGTGCCGTACGGCAGGATGATGTCCTCTGCCGGGATAAACATCGACACCTGACGTCCCAAATTGGGATCGTAGTACACCTTCTTGAACGCGGAGCCGGTAGCGGGGAGCG